TTCACTTTACTTCAGTTTTACCGACGACACGTTAAGAACGCTTCTCTCGAATGCCGTGTAGAAGCCCGGCAGCACCTCATCTCCAATTGAGAATGCGTCTGACAACTCTCCATTCAGTTCTATTGTAATGAGAAAAATCTCTTTATTTTAAGGCAGTACAAGAGCAATCAGTTTAAAATGCTACAACTTTCTTCATGAGAAGCGCGTGGTTCTTCATTGCCACTTCAAGGCAGTCCATCGCGGATTTGACGTCGCCTGAGGAGTCCATCGCGAATTTGACTTTGTAGGCGCACTTCATCGCTTTCATCAGCGCCTCTCTCTCCTCAAGTTCGAAAACGGTCCTGATGATGCTTGGCCTCTCCTCCTTGATGCTTGCGGTTTCCTCGGGTGTTTTGTCGTTCTGGAACTTGTCTCGCTCGATGTTGATGAGTGTGTTGATTTCGTCGAACTCCATTTGCTTTGTTGTGTGTGGGTGTGTTTGGGGAAGTGTCTTTGGTTGTTTAACAAAAAAGTATTTCAATTTTTACTCACACAAAATTGAAATGCTTTGAACCAAATAAGTTATAATCATTCTCTCAGCAAACACACCCGTGACTGACGCAAACACAACAATGGCTGACGCAAACACAACAATGTCTAACGCAAACACACCCGTGACTGACGCAAACACACCCGTGACTGACGCAAACACACCCGTGACTGACGCAAACACACCCGTGACTGACGCAAACACACCCGTGACTGACGCAAACACAACAATGGCTGACGCAACAATTTCCGAGTTCTCGTGTATCACCTGCCCTTCCATTCGAGATATGTGCCAAGCAGTTTGGGACCTCCGTCTCTGGGAATTTGTCCGAGACTTCGACGACGATAAGCGCGGATTTATGTTTAGCAATGATCCAAGATTGAAGGAACTTGATAATCACCCACTTGTCTCAAAGCACAACCATAGCGGCGGGTCATACGGATGGTGCGCTCGAAACGTGCAATATATCGCCAAGAATGGTGTTGACGCCTTTAACAAGAAATACTAATAGTTGCTATCTACTAAAAATTGAAATACTTTTTTATTATTCATTAAAAAGCACTTTTCCCAACCGCACAAAAATGTCTTCCCAAATCACAATCATGCTCCCATACGTCTACGCAGGAATCAACACGGACTACATCAGCCACATCATCGGCCAGCTCGGCATCGGCACCATCAAAGGCACCGACATGCGCCAAGTAGGAGACCACCAGCAAGCGTTCATTCACATGGACAACATCGACATCAAAAACCCAAGCATTTCGGCTCTCAACGAGGGACAAACACTCGAAGTCACATACGACGCTCACGGACACTACTGGAAAATGGTCAAATACATTCGGCGAGGACCATCACCAGAAACACACGCACGCGTCATTCAAATGGCGGCAGAACGCGAAGCACGTGAAGCCAAGGCCATACAAGCGTCAATCGCGACACAAGAGCAGCGGAAAATTGACGAATTCACTGCGGAGTTCGAAGCAGAACAAGCACACATCGACGCAGTCGTAGCCGGAACAGCAGACTACAAGTTCGAACCAACTGCTGACCAGCAAGCCGAAAAAATCCAGCACGTCATCGACATCCTCAACGACGCCAAGACCAGACCCACACTACTCACAAAAGAAGAAAAAGCCGCACTCGTCCGCAAATTCGCGGAAATGATGTTTTACTTGTAATCGCTCATTTCACCTGTAATCGCTCATTTCACCTGTAATCGCTCATTTCACCTGTAATCGCTCATTTCACCTGTAATCGCTCATTTCACCTGTAATCGCTCATTAATAAAGTTTTCTCATTTATCCACTTTAAATGACTTCAACATAGCAACAAAATCGCTCTTATGCTTCTGTATCTTGTTAATAACCTTACACGGCGCCTGTTCAATAAAAAGACTCTTGTTCTCATTCCAATCTACCCGTTCTTTTTCACCAATAGCGACACCCTGTGCATCTCTAAAATTCTCATACATTTTCCACATTAGTTCCGCGCCAATCTTCTTAAGTTCAACGCGAATATCAATGCGACCTTCTCTCAACAACGCGTCATCAATCCAATCAATCTTATTCGTAGTAACAACAATGATTCTCCCAGGCATTTCACGAGAACCATCCAAAACATTTAGCAAATTAGACAGCGTAAGTTGATTGTCCTTCTTCCCTTTTTCTAAACTAACCCAATCTTCATTCTTATTAGACAACTTCTTTAGGGTCTTAAACATGTTTTTAACATCTGTTGTTTCATCAATACTATCCTCTTCTTCAAATGATTCAACTGTGGAATCAACCATCTGCTTGCGTCTTTTTACTATATTCGTAGCACAATCAATGTCCTCGAACGTCACAATAACATTGTCATAATCCATATTGATGCTATTATATTCAGTGCAAGTAATGCTTCTCTCCAAATCATCGGCCGTCTTCAACTTAGAAAAGTTGATTTCCTTGATACTGCGCCCCAATTCATTCGCCAATGCGTTAATAAAACTGGTCTTTCCACACCCAGGCTCACCATAAAGAACTATTCCCAAGTGATATGGTTTGCCAATCTTGCGATACATTTCTTTTCCATTAATAAAATCGTGAATCTGGCACAATACCTCTTCTTTTCCCTCGAAAAACAAGTTGTCAAACCTCTTGTTTGACCTAAATCGCTCTTTAGTCCACTTGACACCATATCCTTCATCTGCGTCTCCGATGCCATCATAAGACAGAATATATTTGTGTTTGTTTTTCAATTCTTTTTGATTTCTCTCATATTCATCGGTTACCTGATCCAAATAATCAAACAACTCTTTACACGTATATTTATAACTGTATATCAAAATTTCATATGTATCGCGCGAATAACTGCGTTTATTACTATTTGAACCAGCTTCTTCAACCTCTGAATCACAATTTAACCGGCAATATACATCAGGCTTCAGGAAGACGACCTGTTTTTGGTCGATAATAAATGAAAAATCTTTTTCTATTTCATCCACATCCAAATTCGAGTTATATTTGACGCGTTCCCGAATCTGAAACTCAGACAATTGTCGAATATTCTTCTCAATAGCATTTTGATGAGTTAGCTCGTTGATTAGACTAATAATGGCCTGAAATCGCATGCTAAAGTCGATGCGCGTCTTAAAATACAGCATATCGGTGAATTTACGCCCAGTAATTTTAATCAGGTTCTTACGTTTAAAACAGTTTTGAAAGTCATATGTTCCATCCCAATAGCGCCAAATAGCAAAATATTTTCCGTTGTTAATTGACATAACAAATCCGCTCATAACGGTCGTAATAAAAGTCATAATAATAAAACCAACTAGTGTATCTAAAAGTACATTTCCTGTTTTCAATTCCGACATAAATGAATGCTTTAGAGTGTCAGTGACGACAACTTTTACGTCTTCAATGTGCATATTGCTGTTTTAAATAAGAAAAACTATATTCAAATAAAATTATCTCTTTAATATAATTTATTAAATCATAATCGTCTTATTTAAATATTGTACTTGGTCAGAACCCCGTTAATGTACTTCCCAATTATGTCGGGATTGTCGACGTTTTGATGAACCTGACCAGTATCATACACATTTCCTTCGTCATCCAGATAATAAACGATGCCCTTGATTTCCTCTACTCTAACCTCCTTTTTTGTCTCCAAGTCTATCATAGCCTCATCAACTGTTCCGTGAGGTTGTCCTTTATTATGAGTTCCACAGTATTGCGATTCCTCCTTGTGTCGGCGAGTGCACTGCTCACCATTGCTTCTCTTGGCACTACACCTGTCACTAGTAACAACAACATGAGTATTGCGTTTCCTCTTCTTCAAATCATCGTCGCCAAATGTTCCTAGCTGGTAATTTGCGACGAAACACTTGATTTTGTGGCGAATTTCATCGGGAACACAACATTCCGTCATCATTTTCGTCAAATCATCTCCGAATTCAGAGAATATGTGACGATTCTTGTCATTGAGACGCTTAATAACAGCCGAGTTCATTGTCAGTGAAGAACGAAGATGTTATATCACCTCTTCAAAATACATTCATTTCAATTTTTCGCAAACATCGTTCCAGTTCTTTCAGGTAATATCGCATAAAATATTCCGAGTGAATTAAACCACATTAAATAGTTGATATAAGACTCAACGCTAATAGAGAGAAAACCGGTTATAACCGGTACAAGAATGTCGACCAAAAGCAAAACAGCAAACACGAGTAATAACTTGTTCATTTATAGATACTCTATAAAAAATCATAGCCTTTTTCAGTTGGGTCCCATTTCTCTCCAAGTGTTTTTTTATCGACGATATGGATACTTAAAACAACGTGTTGTGAATTATTCTTAACAACCATTTCCGGGTAATCAAACAATGGCTCACCATTATCCATCAATGCTCGTCCCGCATACACGCTATCATAGTCATTTACCCAAGTTGCGTCATAATCCACCATTTTCAGCTTAATTCTCATTTTCTCTCGCCGGTCGATGTCTTTTAGAGCCACATCAGCATAGTCGCTGTTATCAACTGGGTCCATCGGGTGATTTAAAAACGCCTTCATATGGTTCATAAAAAGCGCAGCACGCAAAACGCCGCCTTTGTCAAAACGGCCTTTATCATCAACGGCAACTTGTTCTTTTATTAATTCTTTATTACCCTCATAATACCATCCAGCATATTTTACAGCACGATTGTATGTTGTAAAGTAATAATATGGGCCATACATTGATACAAAGTCGTTCTCTTTAATGCCAAATGTGTATATGAACTCTAGCAGTTTATAGTATGTTCCATAATATCCGACAACAGGCACTTCCAATTTGTTGTAATTTGTGTCATATAAGTAAATTAGCTCTGGTTTTCTATAAAACAAATCAACAACGTGAGTATCCACTTTCATAGTTAATACCATCCTCCAATTACATATTTCATCCATTAAACACCACCATAATTCGTCGGTTTTCGTTTTATACGGGTTTTCAACGACATTCTCAACATCCAGAACAAATCTATAAAAGACATAAAGGACGTTATCTACTCTCAAAACTCCCTGATAGTGTTCTTTTGACGCATCTTTCTTACCAGTTATGTAGTCATATACTTTATTCGCAGATATAAGCCAATCGCCTCTTACGCCATTAAATCCTGGAAAAATCATTGTATTGTTTCGTGTTTTAAACAATAAGTATTCGAGAAACGGTGTTGATGATGGTTTTATATTAATCCTGTATGCGCTTATACACACACGTGTTATTCCTGATAAATTCACCGAATCTTCTGTTGACAATATGGATTGTATTGGATATATGTTCGCATTTTTCACGATTTTTACTTTTTTCCCGCCAATTTTGTTTGATTTTAATGTAAACATATCAGCATCAGTGGTTTCGTTTGGCGTCTCTTCTTCAACTCTTCCACACGAATTGATATATTCATCTTCATACATGATGCAGTGATATATACATTATGTATGTTTTATTTGTCTACTTTTATCTTATTTGTCAACCTTTCTCTTCAAATTGTCTTTTAACTTAATTTCACGCGAATTCAATATGTGCTCAGTTAGCTTGGAAACCTTTTCAGGGTCATTCTTAAAAACATCACCCAAACACGCTGAGATGTGTTGCTTATTAAGCGGCGATTTAGTCTTCGTTTGAGAATAAATAAGCTTACCATCATTAACATTTAACTCATCAACTTGCTTGGATTTCATTAATTCTATCACATTTTCGGTGAGCGTCTTTTTTCTCTCCTTCTTTTCCTTAAGTATGCGCTGAATTTCTCTCATTTCATTGTCTAAAATGAGCCACTCTTTAACAGTTGTCTTCAAATCTTCTGACATTTATAATTTGATTCCACAAAAAAACACGCCTATTTACGATGCAATTTACAATAATGTTCTACAGGCGTAGCCGTCTTTTTACACGGTGTGCCCGCCTTTGTGATTCCTTTGCACGCCACCTTGTCCGACTTTTTTATGTGTAAATGGCACTTGTCATAATAACACGCCATCCCGCATTCTTTCTTATTTGTTATATTGTAAACACATTTATTGGTACCAAATGATAATATGCACGGACTGTTCACAAACTTGATTTTATTGAATCCAGGAGCATATGGCAACAATCCGGGTGTCTTTTCGCGACAATAAGGACAATGCGTATCCATTTTATCTTGTGTAACGCCGTGCTTGAACTGATCGTTTTTATATAGTCGAATAGCGTTTAGCAAGGGCGAATAGTTGAAAGAATGACCACAATTAAGGCGAATTGAGTATTTTTCAAGTGGTTCATAACTAATTAAACAGGTTTTCGCGCTTTGACTCTCTTCTTGCTCTGCAGAAATACATTTCATAAAATCGGCATAAAACGCGTTGTTCGCGTCATTAAATGTTGTTGCCATTGTGTGTGTATATAATTAAAAATAATCTTTATATCAATTATAGATGAGTTCAAAAAAATCACCAGGACAAGGCAAACCTTGGGGAAGGATAACCTGGTATTTTATTCACACCTTTTGCGAAAGAATAGATGAAACCTTTTTTATTGGCAACAGAGAGAAAGTTTTAAACGTTCTTTCAAATGTGTGTAGTATGATTCCGTGTCCTACGTGTAGAGCACACAGTTCTCAATATTTAAAAAAGAACCCCCTGATGAAAATAGTGAGAAATAAGGATGAATTGAAAGCATATTTCTTTAGATTTCATAATCACGCAACATTAAACGGAAATCCATCGGCACGACCTGCTGATCCAAGTGTGATTGAAATGTATAAACAAGCAAATTTTAAAAGAATTGTAGATGCGTTTCGTGCGGAATATATTAAAAAATCGCCGACACGATTGGATTACGCACACACATTGTACGCACAACGCATACTAAACGACACAATTTCATTTTTAAACACAAATCAGCGATGGTTTATGGTGAAAAAGGTGCAACCTACAAACAACGAACAACAACCTACAAACAACGAACAACAACCTACAAACAACGAAAAAGAAAATATAACATTTTCTATAGTCGAATAAATCAGTTTAATTTCGATCTTGTTGAAACGCGATGCAGTTGTCACACCTCATTTGGAGTGGAAAATCTCTGTAATATCCAATATCAATTACATCGTGACATCGGTCACATCGCCCCTTAAGTTCTTCACAAACGCGCTCACACTTTATGCCACATACTAGTGAATCAATGCCGTTTTCCCACTCAAAATGTCCAATCGCAATGAACCTGAAATCCATGTCACGGATAACCTCGTCACACAAATAGCAACAATAATGTCCGTTGTTGTTCTCACTGCGAAACAGGTTTTGTTCTCCGATGTTGGCCTTGTATATGTCAATATCACGTTTGATGTCAGCCAGTGCAACGTTGTTGTTCATTTTGATGTTGAGTTGTTTGTTTCTGAGAAATACCTTTTATTAATTACAGTAAAATGTATTTCAATTTTAAAGAGACCCAATCAGCTTGCCTCCCTTATAAACCTTGCATTTGAAAGTCTGTCGCGACGGACGATTGCATACAACATTGTTGCTACCCTCGGGCTCAAAATAAAGCACACTCTTCATTCCAGCATAATGAAATATAGCCCAATATGCCAATCCGAGGACAACACCCATTAAACCACCAACAAACACACCCAATCCAGTTGTGCATTTGCCCTGAGTCTTCGTAAAAGCATCAAGACAAAACAAAACAACCAGTGAAATGATGACCGGATAATTCATCAAATCGTTTGTAATCATAGGCATAAATAAATATGCCGCAGTAAAAGCAATAAACAAACTATGGAGAGAAGGGCTATTAAACATATTATAGCCAAATGGCATCTCAAATAAGTCACACGACGCAGATGCAGCTAAATCTTTTTTGCTTCCTATGATTGGGCGCAACATAAGTCCAATAGTCGCAGCAATCATCGCACCACCCAAATAGACCAATCCCTTAATATTGCCATTAAAAAACGACGACATAACCATAAAGAACCCCAGCAACAACGGAGAAATATACGAAAAAAACTGAACCACGTTTACAAAATTTAAATCAAGTGCCATCTGATATATATTCACCACATTTTTATTATTTCTCAAAAACCACATCCAACACTTCGTCGATCGTTTTCACTGGTATATATGTAGCTGAATTGAATTCCACATTAGTCTCATATTTATCTTTAATCTTAGAAAAATCCTTCTCATTGTCGGCTGGAAAAACAAACGTCTTCACACCTGCCTTAAGACCACCAATAATTTTTAGTTCCAGCCCACCAATCGCTGTTACGTCACCTCGAAGCGTTATTTCGCCTGTAATCGCCACATCGTTCTTAATCTTCTTGTTCTTCAGTAAACTGTATATAACAACTGTAATTGCTACTCCAGCGGACGGTCCATCTTTTGGAGTAGCTCCCTCTGGACAATGTACGTGGATTCCGCGGTGTTCGTCGGTCGTCACACCCGCCTTGTTCCACGCCAATGACTTCGCCACGTTCATACTCTCTTTCATAACATCACCTTGCATTCCAGTTAATTTCAAGTCAAACTTGGTTCCAGTGTGAAACCACGACGATTCAATCGGCAATACACCGCCTTTTCCGAGAGAATTTGCCCATAACCCATTTATCAACCCTACAGCAGGCTCAACATGAATCTTATACGTCGTTACTTCATTGCGATCTTTCAAATACTTAGTTCTCACCATTTCCGCTGTTAAAACAACCGGCACCTCGGTGATGTCACCATTTAAAACATCCAAGTTAATCTCACTTATGATTTCAAAGAGCGTCTCCTTTAGTTTTCTCACTCCGGATTCCGCGGTGTAAGAATCAATCAAGAATTCAACTATTTCATCACTAAACTCCACGTGTCCTTCAAGATTAAACTTCTTATAGAGTTCCGGCAACAAGTATTTCTTAGTAATAATGAGTTTGTCTTCAAGCGTCAATGGATCAAATGTGACGCGGTGAATGCGGTCAAGCAATATCTTGTCAATGAGAGAAGGGTCATTGTAAGAGAAAATAAACAGGACCTTCGACAAATCAATGTCAATTCCGCTAAAATACTTATCCTGAAACGCGTCGTTTTGCGTTGTATCGACAAGATGCGTTAAAATTCCGATGATTTCCTTACCATACGGTGTCTGACTGACTTTATCCAGCTCATCTATGAAAATAATAGGATTCATACACTTCGTTTCCATGAGAATATCGACGATTTTGCCCCATGTAGAGCCTACATAAGTGTAATTGTGTCCATTTAGGTCGCTACCATGGCTAGAACCACCAATTGCTATGAATGCGAATGGTCTGCTGTTTCCGTTGTCATCTTTGAGACAATTAGCTATGCCTCGTTTAGCCAAGCTTGTCTTCCCTAATCCAGGTGGTCCCTCAAATCCAAAGCAATATCCGCTCTGTTCACCGTTAATCCACTGTCCTATAATTCTCTCCACTTGACGCTTTGCTTTCTTGTGCCCATAAACGGTATCATCCAGTATTTCGCGAACAGTCTCAATTTTCGTTTTAACGAGTGTTTGAGAAACTTTGAATTCTTTCAACTTATTGTCGATTTGACACATTCCTTGACTTATTCCCAAGAATTCACCTGTTTCTCGCAAACTAATGTTATCGGCATTATTGACAAAAAAAGACAGTTGTTGTTTCATAAATTCGACTTTTTTCCCTGCGTGAATCAGTTTTGACATTGGTTGCTTGTGTTTTTTAATAAGTCCATTTACATAAGCAATGTTGGCTATTAATTTCTCTCGTTTTCCGTCGACAATGGAAGAACAGACGTCATTTTTGTAGACATTTTGAATGACATTTGCTGTTCCTGCGTTCAATTTACCACAAATCTGGTTGATTTCGGCGGTAGAATAAGATGATTTTACATAAATCCCTTCTCTCTCCAACACTTCTTTGTTCATTCCACCGATAAATGATACAAACTCTTCCCTTAGCTTCTTGATTGAATCCAGCAACTCCTCGCTCTTATAAATGCCGAATGGAATTTTAAGGAGACCATCTAAGTATTGACGGGCTTTTGACCCACTATCTTCTGATTTGGACTTCAATTCCTTGAGTTTAACCATTGCCTTTTCTTTAACACGGTCGCTCGCTTTCATTAGACATATTTGCTGTTCTAGTGGTATCTTATTACAATCAAAATTCGACAAATCATTTGTATATTGTATGGTTGATTTCATAGCGTCCTTGAAGAATTTCTTTACAGCCCACGGAAAACTGTCGTAAATAGTGCGCTGTTCATTGCTATCAACGCTCGTCGTAGTATCAGTAGAAAGCAAATCATATAGCAAATATGCCAAATACTTATATTCGTTGTCGGTATGTTTTAAAAGCAATTGAATGAGTGTGGTTCTCTGTATATACAGGTCGCTTCCTAGGAATTCCTTTACATTATCAGATATGGCTCTTTGTTTGATGAGATTTGTCTGATTAACATAGCCAATAAACCTGTTATATAACTCTTCATTGCTGTAAATAAGCAACTCTTTCAGGGTAAGTGTCTTCATATAAGCAACAAATGTGGTTGTTTTAAATTCTTGTTCATTTTGAGGAACGTTTGTTTGGAGAGAATAAATCCTATTTTTTACGAATTTCTCATCAATACACGACATAAGCACGTCATCCACTATACACGATACGATAAGTGTGCTCTTCTCCTTAAAATTGTGGAATATCACCCTAATTCCATATACTTTTACATAAAAAATAGACGATGAACGAGCCAAGTCAAAACAATCCAGCGATTTACCATTTTCAACTATCATAACGTCATCTACTATGCGATTCTTTGCTATCGGCTGTGCATTTTTAAGATTCGGAGACATATCGTGCTTCCATTTAAGTATTTTATAATTGATTGGATGAACATATTTTTTCAAAACTCCCCACGCGTCAATGGTTGTGATGGTATTTATGAAATTCGCGCCATAACATATGTTAAGAACGTCTTCAATGTCCATCGTGCCAAATGTCTTAAAAATGCCCGACAATTCGTCGTTGATATACTGGAGACGGTTGACGATGTGGTTTTTGTCTCCGCCCAAATTGAGAGAGTCCAGCTCACAATAGTATTGTTCTAAACTTTTTATACACAAATTCACATCATTCGCGGTAACGACATCGTGAATCTTGTATTTTTGAATTGAACTAATTGTTTTTTGTATAATTTCCTTATAATATTCTATTTTTCGCATAACGTTTTGCGAAAAATTATCTCCAATAGATACTTGTTTTGCCATTTTATACTATGTTTTTATTAATATTTTACAGAATTTCTCTTAATCATCATACAAGTCCAACATATTCCAGAAAATGCCCCTGTTCATAAACAGTAACTTTTGTTCTCCATCCATAACTCTGTATATTCTGTTTAATGTCATCTTTTAGAGAAAATTCGAAGGAAATTGCGTGCTTTTTAGTGGTAGTCTGCTCGGCATAAACAGATTGGCGAACAACATAATTAATGGTCGCTGTTAGTGTGAATCCATCATCAGACACATCATTAACAGTTGCTACACCAGAAACGTCATTTTTTATATCATAAACAATAAATGTCTTGTTCGCAAAGCCAATCCTCCACCGAGAATTTCCGCGACTATTCAAAAACCCGTATTTTTGTATGTGTTGTTTTGGATTAATGAATCTCCAGAGGTCATCGTGTGAAGGATAAGCATCGGATAGAAGTTCAAGCGCTGCGGTGTCGGTTGTATGAGAGCAGACGGTTCCCATTTTTTGCGAATAGCAAGGTTATTCAACCTTTATTGGAGTTTCTTTAAGTCAAAATCGGCGTTAAATATATTGTTTGAACCGCCTTCCCCCCCACAAAAAACAACGAATAAACGCTTAAAAACAACTCAACATCATATGTATTCAGCATGGGAATCCCCGCATATTTCTCTCACATAGTCCGCAATTATGCCGAGATTTCTCTCAAATTGGCGAATTTCAGACGCAAAAAGTCTAAAAACGACACCAATTTCTATTTGGATTGCAATGGAATTATTTATGATTGTGCCAACAATTTAAACCACGAGCTCGTTATAAAAAAAGAATTTGAGAATGAATTGGTTGAGCGTGTTATTCGCAAGATTGAAGACTACGTAAATGATGTCTCTCCAAGTGGCATCGTTTTCATCGCATTTGATGGAGTCGCACCAGTGGCTAAACTGAAGCAACAGCGAACCCGCCGGTTCAAGACAGCATACGAGTATAAGGTGCTTAGCGACGGCGAACCAGCTAAATTTAAGTGGGATACAGCAAACATAACACCAGGAACGCAATTTATGGAGTTTTTAACACGGCGAATTAAAGCTCACTTTGTAGGGGATTACATTGTTTCAAGCAGTGATGTAGCTGGTGAAGGTGAGCATAAGATTTTCGACCATATTCGTAGTCACGGACGCAACACAATTAACATCATTTATGGACTAGATGCCGACTTGATTATGCTTTCTCTCTGTAATCTCCAGTATGCCCCGTTTATTTACCTGTATCGCGAGACACCAAGTTACATCGCTTCTCTTAACGCTGAATTAGAGGCAAATGAGAAGTATCTGTTCAATATTCCGATGCTGGCATCGCTTCTTTGTGATGGGAAACCAACACAAAATCAGGTGAACGACTATGTGTTGCTTTGCTTTATGCTAGGAAATGACTTTATGCCACATATTCCGTCGATTAACATCCGTCACAAGGGAATCCATGTGCTTATTAACGCATACAAGAAAATTGCGGGTAATCTTACAAATGCCAATAAAATTGTGCTTACTGATGCCAACAAGATAATGTGGAAAAACGTGCGCAAATTGTTGGCACTTTTGGCGCAACAAGAAGAAACGAACCTCCAAAAAGAGCACGAATCCCGCGCAAAATTCGAGGCAATTAAGGCGAAAACCGCCGGAAGTATGACTGCTGCCGAAAAATACACTGCTATTCCGATGTTTAACCGCGAATATGAGCACCTTATTGATCCCTCACTGACAGGATGGCAGACACGTTATTATAAGTATTTATTTGATTTCGGAGAGAAACACAAGAAATCGGCGGTTGAAAACTACCTGGAAGGTCTCGAATGGACATTCAAGTATTATACTGCTGGCTGTCCTAATTGGCGTTGGTGCTATAAATACAACTATGCCCCACTTCTCTCCGATATTCACGCAGAATGCCACTACTTTGACCACGAATATTTCAAGGACACATCAACCAAACCAATTAGCCAACAGGCACAACTGATGTATGTTCTTCCATCTGATTATCACTACATTTTAGATGAAGCGGGCTTGAGAGAAAAATATACAAAACTACAGAAAGCACGCATTATCCCTGAAATTGACAGCAATGCGCTTGATTTCACGTGGGCATACTGCACATATATGTGGGAAGCACACATCAATTTGCCAACAATTGATGTGGACACACTTGACCTTTAAACTGTGTCATTCTATCTCTTCAATGTCCATAGAGTTCATTGCGTCCTTAATGAAAACAGCCTCACTAACGAGTTTCACCACATCCTTCTTATTTCTCTCCTGTTCCTCGTCTGTTGCCCCACCCAACATATTCTGAAGCATAAGCATATACTCGTGGTTCAGTTTATCGTCGTTTGCCCAGTCAGGATGCTGTGCTTCCCATTCTTTCAACTTGAGAATATGCTTAGTTGCCACTTTGTCCACCGCATTAGTGATTTTCTCTCCATTATCCTTGTTCCATTTGTTGTTTTGACGAACATAGAATTGTAGACGTTTCTTATCACTACAATGGAATGGCCTCTTTGTATCATCTAATTGAGCCAAGTTCTGTATCAGTATCTCAGACATTGCCTTTATATATCCTTGTTCCTTTGTAATCCACAAGTGATGGAGAGAAAGTTGTATCTTCTCCACGAATTCACCCAAATTGATGGCTTCTCCACAGTAATCATTGAGATATACGTTAATCGACATCTTCTGATTGATTGTGTTGTTTACTGTGATCTCCTGTGTTGTCTTCTTGTTCATGAGGTTCTTTAGCATTAGTTTGATGTCATCCAACTCCTTTTTAATGTCGTCTGTTTTCTCAGCGGTCTGTTCGATGATTTGTAACTTGTTTGAGATACATTTCTTCTTATGATACCACAAACTACTCTTTGCTTGATATTCCTTACCACAACCATCACATACAACTGCTTGTTTTTGGACTCCAGTCTGGTTCGAAGTGGTTCTATTGATGTGCTTTGATGTCAAAAGGTGTTTGTCATAGTTGGCTTGCTTGCTTGTAGAATAGTCACAAAAATGACAAGTTCTCAATTCGGCTACTTTTTTGCTCATTTTGGTTCTATGACCATGTCGAAGTGAGGCCAAATGACGCTCAAAATTACTATGTTTGCTCGTAGAATAGTTACAAATTTCACACCTGCTCATTTTCGGCTACTTTTCTTAACATAACTATAGAACTTAAAAGTAGCCAAAAAAACGAGGCAAAAATGTCAGTCACAACTTTTTCACAGGATTTTTATGATTTGTGACTGAGGTTGGTCAGAAGCATCAAAAATACGTGATTTTATGGATTTAAAAAGGACTTTCCATTTTTGGACAAAAAAAATGTCCAAAATCGAAAACCCTTTTGTCTATAGAGAAAATTATTTGCAAAAACTTATCTAGTAAAAAATTCACAGTGGTTCTTTGAAAAATCCACTCACAGTTCCGAGACATGTACTGACTACTTGCTGATAAAGTTGTTGTGTAAAAAATTGAAACATAGCACAATTAAAACCACTTTAAAACATAGTTCAAGAGGAAATCATAAATGTCCAACCAAAGGAAACCAAAGTTGAAGTTGAAGATTGTTGATGATTCGCAATCGCAACCGATGAAACCACTAGACGTAAAACATTCAGTTAAATATAAGAAGCAATTAGGTCAATATTTTACAATTTCAAATGAATTGCAACAGTTTGTGTTTGACAAGGTGAAACACAAATCAAAATGTCTTCTGGAACCATCATTCGGCGCAGGACATTTGTTAAAGAAGTTCAAAGAACATGCCGACAATTATCAGATGGTTTGTTGTGAGCTTGATAATACGATTCAACCAGTGATTGAATTTAATGAACACCAAACCATAATTTATGGTGATTTTATGGTGCAGCAATTTGATAAAAAGTTCAAAACCATTATTGGCAATCCACCATATATAAAGCAAAAAACGGGGAATCTTTATATAAAATTTATTGAAAAATCATACGATCATTTGGATGATGATGGAGAGCTCATATTCATTGTTCCATCCGACTTCATCAAATTAACCAGCGCATCATCCATAATTGAAAAAATGACACAAACCGGAAGTTTTACGGACTTCCTATATCCAAACAATGAAAGACTGTTTGAAGACGCATCAGTTGATGTAATTGTTTTCAGGTATGAAAAAGGCGTTGCTGGCAAACATACAGTTGTTAATGGAAAAGAAATGCTATGCAATGTAAATAAGGGGATTATAACGTTTAGTGATACTGAAGTGATAGGAACAGCGATTGAGTCACTGTTTAACGTATATGTTGGCATAGTTTCAGGCAGAGATGAAATTTATCGAGTGCCATTCGGCAACATAGATGTCCTGAGTGATGAGGAGAAACTGGAACAATACATATTTACAGAGACATTTCCATCAGGAATTCAAGAGATAGATGACCATCTACAATTGCACAAGAATGAATTGCTCGAGAGAAAAATAAAAAAATTCACAGAGAAGAATTGGTTCGAATGGGGTGCCCCTAGAAACATAACAAGCATCAAGAAGTATTGGGGAAATCAATGCATATATGTTAAAACACTGACTCGAAAGAAGATTGTATCATTTATCAGTACAGTTCAATACTTTGGAGGTTCATTGATATGCCTCGTCCCTAAAACCCAAATGAATTGTACTGAAATCCAACGAATTGTTGATTATTTGAACTCCACTACATTTCAAAAAAATTATGTATATTCAGAACGATTTAAAATAGGACATAAACAAATCTGCAAAGAGATTGTTCCAAATTAATTAAGAAGTTCAGTGATGTCAGCACTTGCAAATCTATTCGTGCGGTTAATCATTTCTCTTACAGACTGTTGAATACATGTTAGCAACGAATGCACTTTTTTCTTATAATTTACATCATCATCTTCAGTTACATATTCAAAATGCGCAAATTCATTTTTCCAGTTAATCTGGAGGTCGTTGCTTGCATTTGGAATATATGTATGAACGTCAAATATGGGTTTCAGCAACACATCGCCTGTAATTTTGTTCTTAACAAGGTAATGGTATTCTGTTGATTTATCTCGCGTTGATTTGATTGTTCCTGCTGCTTTTGCCTCTTTCATCTTGTCTAAAAAGTTGTTCCAATTTGATGAATATGGGTAAGATGAGTCACCGGTGATGCTATAATAAATCGACGGTTTGTTCATGCAATTGTCTGATGTCTTGCAATCTGTCAGTTTTAAATTAATTCTTATCAATTTAATAAGAATGTCGCATGATGCACGAGGTGGCGAAATGATTATGTCGTTTTCCCATGTGGGGTTTCTCTCTAAAAGCAATCTTTTAAGTTCAATTAAGAATGGCATTTCTTTTATAGCACTGTCAATTCTACCATCGCCACCTGACTTTACCAACCCAATCATTTTTGATACCTCCTTAATCTCAGAAATTATTGCGTCATATTCAGATTTGTTAAACTCAACAAGAGTCAATTTAATTTTCTTTGGTTGGTCCATCCCTTAAAAATTGTGGTTATAAATAAACAAGCATTTTGAATTCAATTTTCTATTTCGGAGTGACTTGAAGACTCTGAAAAAATTGAAAACATACTTAAAGATACAATCACATGTATTTTCACTTCAAACCAACACAAAACCAAAATGACTACAATCACCGACGACCTCGCCAATCAGTACCAGATGATGTCCGACCGCGAGCACGTGCTCAAGAAGCCGGACACTTACATCGGATCCACTGAAACCGACGAGGAAATCAACTGGATTATTGATGACGTCACCGACCCGGACCATCCCAAGATGGTTCATCGGGCTTATAAGAAGACTCCTGCTATTTACAAGTGTTTCGACGAAGGTATTGTGAATGCTCGCGATCACGAGGTGAGAATGCAGACCAACATTGCCAAGAGTGAGAACGCTTCGCTTGTTTCCGGTGCCAGCGATACTCCCAAGATGCACGCTGTCAAGAATATTGAGGTGGAAATTGACCGAGCAAGTGGTCTCATCGCGATTACGAATGACGGCAACGGAATTGACGTGGAAAAGCACCCTCAACACGGCATCTGGATTCCTGAGATGATTTTCGGTCACCTCCGCACATCCACGAATTACAATGATTCCGACATCAAGACGGTGGGCGGACGCAATGGATTCGGGTTCAAGCTAGTGCTCATCTTCTCGACATATGGCAAGATTGAGACGGTAGATCACGTGCGTGGTTTAAAATATACACAGGAATTCAAGGACAATCTCTCGACGATTTGCCCGCCAACCATCGTCAAGCAGAAGGGAAAGCCTTACACCAAGGTCACATTCCTCCTCGATTACAAGCGATTCGGAGTGGATGGGCTCACTGATGACATGTTTTCCCTGCTGAAGAAGCGGACATATGACATCGCCGCAGTCACCGACAAGACCGTTAAGGTCAAGTTCAATTCACTGCCAGTTCCTATTCGTTCCTTTGAGAATTATGTGAATATGTTTATCAAGGATGATGACGCCAAGGTAATTTTCGAAGCCCCGAGCGACCGCTGGGAATACGCAGTGACATTGACGCCTCTCGGTGAATTTACTCAAGTCTCATTTGTCAATGGCATTTACACGTCAAAGGGCGGAAAGCACGTGGAATATATTCTCAACCAGATTGTTAAGAAGGTGTGTGATTTTATTGAGAAGAAGAAGAAGATTAAGGTGAAGCCGGCGACGATTAAGGAGCAGTTGATGCTGTTCGTCAATTGCACAGTTGAGAACCCCGCATTTGACAGTCAGACTAAGGAGTGCCTCACAACGACGACTGCCAAGTTCGGCTCGAGTTGCGCAGTGAGCGACAAGTTCATTGATAAGGTGATTAAGTTGGGTGTGATGGATCAGGCGATTTCGCTCAATGACATCAAACATACCGCAGATGCTGCGAAGACCGACGGTAAGAAAACGCGCCGAGTCCGCGGAATTCCCAAGTTGACCGACGCCAATGAGGCTGGTGGGCCACGTTCGGCCGAATGCACCCTCATCTTGTGCGAGGGAGATTCGGCCAAATCTGGCGTGATTTCTGGATTGAGCCAGAGTGCCCGCGACTTCTACGGCGTCTATCCACTCAAGGGCAAGCTTATGAACGTGCGAGACGCGAGCATTACAGCAATAAATGGAAACGATGAGATCACAGACATTAAGAAGATTCTTGGTCTTCAAAACGGCAAGAAATACACACAGGATGAGATTAAGAATGAACTGCGTTATGGTCGCGTCCTCTTTATGACAGACCAAGATTTGGATGGTTCGCACATCAAGGGACTCGGTATCAACCTCTTTCAGTTCCTTTGGCGCGAGTTGGCGGTCTGCGACAATTTCCTTGGATTCATGAACACTCCGATTCTCAAGGCATTCAAGGGCAAGAATGATGTCGTTTGTTTCTACAATGAGCAACAGTATGAAGAGTGGAAGCAAACAACATCAGATTCAGCGAGTTGGAAGGTGCAGTATTACAAGGGTCTTGGAACGAGTAGTGCCAAGGAATTCAAGGAGTATTTCAAGCAGAATAAGACGGTCACATTTAAGCACAGTGGCGAAGATTGTGATTCTGCGATTGACAAGGCATTCAACAAGAAGAAGGCTGATGACCGCAAGGATTGGCTTGGAAATTATGACAAGACCGCAACACTTGACACATCTTCACCAGAAATCCGTTATGATGCCTTTGTTGATCGCGAACTGATTCACTTCTCGAAGTATGACTGTGAGCGTTCAATCGCCAGCGTAGTCGATGGACTGAAGACGAGTTTGCGCAAGATTATGTTCTGTGCTTTTAAGCGCCGTCTCGAGAAAGACAAGGTGAAGGTCGCACAATTCGCTGGTTATGTCTCTGAGCATTCACTGTATCACCACGGCGAGGCCAGTCTCAACAAGGCAATCGTGGGACTCGCACAGAATTTCGTCGGTAGCAACAATATCAACCTACTGGTGCCACTCGGTCAGTTTGGTACAAGGCTCCAGGGTGGAAAGGACTCAGCGAGTGAGAGGTACATCTTTACGCAACTCTCAACTATTTCACGTGCGATTTTCCCAGAAGTCGATCAGAGCACACTAAATTATCTGAATGACGATGGAGTTCAGGTGGAACCCGAGTTTTATGTTCCGATTATCCCGATGATTTTGGTGAATGGTTCGCGCGGAATTGGCACGGGATACAGCAGTCACGTGCCGTGTTATGACCCTCGAAACATCATCGATTACATCCGTTGCCGACTCACAGAAAACCCAGTGCTCCCCGAACTTCACCCGCATTACGACGGATTCAAGGGGTCAGTGACACACCTCGGAAATGGCAAGTATTTATACAAGGGACTTTACACACTCGAAGGCCAAGATACAGTTAAGATCGTTGAGTTGCCAGTTGGCACGTGGACACAGGATTACAAGGACATGCTCGAGGCAATGCTGGCACCGCCACCCAAAGAGAAGGATGACAAGGAAAAGAAGAAGACAGAAACATACCTCAAGGATTACAAGGAGAACAACACGGATACAATGGTGGAATTCACACTCATCTTTCAACGGGGCAAACTGATGGAGCTCATTAACACGCCAGTTGCTAAACTCCCCGGATGCAACGAATTTGAGCGCTTGTTCAAGTTGTATGACACGGAATCGACTAGCAACATGCACTTGTTCAATGAGAAGCAACAGATTAAGAAGTATGAGACGCCTCAGCTCATTATTGACGATTTTATGGGTGTTCGTATGGAGAATTACACAAAGCGCAAGGAAAACTTGATTAAGGAGCTTGAGAGAGAGCACACTAGATACAGCAATCAGGCACGCTACATTAAGGAGACGTGTGATGACGTCATCGACATTCGCAAGAAGAAGCAGGATGATGTGAGTGAGTTGCTGACAAGTCGCGGATACGCCCAGATTGATGGTGATGAGCGATACAAATACCTGATTGACATGCCGATGTCGTCTCTGATTGAGGAGAACATTGAGAAACTGAACAAGAAGGCGCGCGATGCTGTGGTGGAATTGGAGAGAGTTAAAAACACGAGTGAGCGAGAGATGTGGCTGAGTGAGTTGGATGTGCTGGATTCCGAGTTGACAAAGTTCTATCAAGCGAGATTGCTGGAGACCCATGATGATGGCGATGAGAAGCCGAAAAAGAAGACCGCTATCCGCAAGAAGAAGGTTGAAGCCGAGACTGACCAGCCGATTAAAATGAAGGTTAAGAAGCCCAAGACGAAGAAGGTTAATGGAGATGAATAATGAATTATTTTAGTCAATAAACATAGTTCATACCGCATTAAAAATTGAAATACCTTTTCTATTTCTTATTAAAAGACAATTTCCAGACGCACACAACCAACCAACCAAAGATGAGCTTTACAGCAGTTTTCAACACCGACGTCTACGGCAGGTATGGCCATTCCCCACGCAGGAGATTCAAGCGAGTGCCAAGCACATTCCCGAAGGAGGCCCCACTCGAGGACGTCATCGCCGAAGCAAGGAGACAAGGAGCGAAGCTGGTTGTCCTCACTGGGACGAAACGAGGCAAGTACTACTTCAAGATGCAGACCGACCCGAACATTACCACCGAGGAAATCATTGCCGAGTGCAAGCGACACATGAACACAACAACGCGAGTTCTCAAGAACGGAACAAGAAGGACAAAGTGGGACACACGCACGATTTGGATTTTGTAACTTGTAATTTGAGAAAAATAAAGGTTTTTCTAATTAAAAACGTTTATCGCAATTAAGTTATATAGGCATGTCCGGTGGTATATTCCCAGGTTATCCGTTTACGCTCAACATCAAGTGTATCATTTTTTCTCTCGTTGTAATGGGGCTTTATACCTATTGTCCGCCCCAATCCCAGTCGGCATTCGTCAAATACATCATTTATTTTGCCCTCTTTGTGGTGAGTTATGTGGCTATGGCGTGGTATGACTGGTTTTATGGGTGCTCACAACTCCCACTTCATCGTGGAAAAAAAGGCGGAATTACGGGCCTCTTCAAACCACCTCCACACGAACAAGAGAAACAGACGAAACAACTGATGACAGTGGAAGAAGTGAATAAGAATAAAAAGACGATATTTTGGCTTCATTTCGCAATCATTGTGCCGTTTCTCTCTTATATAGGGATTATGAGAAACAACGCACACCCGAGAGCGTATGATTTGCTTCTTGCTTTAACGGCATTTACAGCAGTTTATCATGGGGTTCGTGTTCTCTCAACGGTTCATTTGTAGATAGTTAAAACCACGGCTTAAGTTCCAACACTTTGTTTCCTTTGTTAGAAATCATTGCGGGCATCTGCATAGGCATAGCGAGAGTGCTAATGTCGCGTTTATACTTTAAGTAGCCGTCAATCTCTCCAATTATATTAGGAACACAATAAGCAAGAACCTTGTTGTTAAGTGCCTTAATTTGCTCGACGATGTGATCAGGACGATTCGCTGAATATTGTAAAAACGTGCTACGCATCACTGTTTTCAACTCGTCATAATCCTGATTGCCGATGTATTGATTGGTTTCCTTGAATACACTGGCTCTAATAGCATTCTGTATAATTTGGATGTTTCCGGCTGAAAAGAATGCGACCGACAGTGGCGAGTGTTCCAGGTTGCCAGTAAGAGCATCTGAATAATCAGTTGCGCCCTTGGTTGTCTGTTCATAGAGAGAAAAACGGTCATTAACGTTGGGACCCATAACATTTACAAGGCCATTTAATCTAGGATGTGTTGGAGCAGGAGGTAATTGACTTACATATGTAAAGTTTGACTGAAAAACGCTCATTTATATACATTAAATAGACAAAAATAGTATATTGTAGACAAAAATAGTATATTATTGTCTACAAAATAAGATTTAGCATACAAAATAAGATTTAGCATACAAAATAATATAACAGAAATATATAAATGGGTAAAAAGCAACAGGGAGGAGCTCACGAGGAAAAAACGAGTTGGTTTAGTGGGTTGTTTGGGAATAATTCAAAACACGAAAATGATGAGCATCATTCTAAATCATCTGGAATTTTAAGTGGATTGTTTGGAAGTTCTGAACATTCGCACGCAACAGGTGAGCATTCGGCAACGGGTGAGCATTCGCACACATCTGGTGAGCATTCGGCAACAGGTGAGCATTCGCACTCATCCGGTCTTACTTTCCAGAAGATAGTTACTTATATTGCCGCCATTATTTTAGCAGGGGCTCTTACCGTCATTGGGTTTATGATTTACAACAGCAAGAGAACAATGAAATATCCTCCTGAAGTCTCTGAATGCCCTGATTACTGGGAGTCGACCGGACCGGGCAAGTGTCGCAACACGCTTAAAGTCGGAACTTGTCCAGATGCGGATGAAATGGACTTTAATGACCCAAAATACAGAGGACCAACAGGCATCGTAGAAAAATGTAAATGGGCAAATAGCTGCGGACTAGTATGGGATGGACTTAAGTGTTAATTATAAAAGAATTAAAAATATTTACACATTAATGTATAGTTATAAGCAAATGAGTCTAAACATTAATGACATATTGACTGGGTTGCCAGTAACTCCGCGAAATTTTGACACACAATTTTTGTATTTATTGCCGTGGGAAATAATGGAAATTATTTGGTATCATTTGCCAATTACAACAAAAATTCGCACAAAAAAGAAGTATTATGAGCGTTTTCATTACTTAATTTACAAAGAAATCCGGCAATTTGATTTATATATGTTAAATATTATTCAATACAAATACAAGTATTTGTTTGAAATGGTTGTGTCTGAACGCTACATAGAATGGAGAAACAACAAAGAATACTATCACATTTCTGGCATCTTCGACTCTTACATAACAAATCTGCTGAGAATGTGTGATGCTAATAAAAATCCCGACTTTAAACACTATATCATTCATTATAAAAAGGAAATAGCAGAAAATAAGTTAAAAGAGCGTGAAACATATAAAGATTACAGCTTTTTACATAACATACGAAACATATGGAAAGAAGAAGAGATTACACAAAAGAACTCATAAGAAGTGAACTGATGACAACAATCAGGAAATTTCTCTCGGATTTCGAAGAAAACAAGCATAATCTACTTATTAGTCGTGGTCTATATGTGTATGGTGAGTCTGGTGTAGGAAAAACACATATAATAAAGCACTTATTAAAAGAAATGAATTACGATATGGTTTACTACGATGCGTCTGATGTAAGAAACAAGACAATAATAGATGGATTGGCAAATAATAACATGGCCGACACAAATGTCTTGAGTATGTTCCATAAGAAAATTAAGAAAATCGCCATTGTAATGGATGACGTTGATGGTATGAACAATGGTGACAAGGGTGGAATAAACAATTTAATAAAGTTAATTCGCCCCAAAAAGACGAAAAAGCAGAAAAAGGAAGAATACACGCTGAATCCTATTATATGTATTGGTAACGCACACGTGGACAAGAAAATCAAAGAATTGAAAAATGTGTGTGTTTGTGTAAAGGTCAATAAACCGACTACGACGCAAGTAATTGAAATAATAAGGACATTCTTTAATAATCCAACTGACGCTGAACAACTGGCAAATTATGTAAATGGTGACTTGAGAAAACTAGAAAACGTTATGAAGTTAGTGGAGACTGGTGTAATTTCTTCGAGCACATTGTCAACGATGTTTGAATATAAATCGAGCAACGACGATACAAAACAGATAACGACTAAATTGTTAAATACTTATTATCCAATAAAACAACACACAACTGTCATAAACGAGACAGATAGAACGAGCGTTGGCCTCTTATTTCACGAAAATGTCATTGATATGCTGAATTCATCGCAAACCCATGTAAATACATATGCCAAACTTTTAGACAATATGTGTTTCGCTGATTATGTGGATCGCGTGACATTTCAGAAGCAATTGTGGATTTTCAACGAGATGACTTCTCTCATTAAAACATTTCATAACAGTAAAATATTGCACGAATCACTGCCGTCAGCCAAATATAGCGAAAATGAAGTGCGTTTCACTAAGGTTCTGACAAAATATGCTACAGAATATAACAACAACAAGTTCATTCAGCAAATGTGCCTTTCTCTCAATGTGGATAAGAAAGATTTGTATTTACATTTCTTGCGATTGAGAGAAACAATGGAGATGGAAAAGATATATGAGTTATACGAGCAATATGACATAAATGACCTGGAAATAAATCGGCTTTACAAGTTGATAGATGGAACACATGTTGCGTCGGCACAAATCGACGAAGATGAGTTTATATTCGATGATGGAATGAGTGATGAGTTTTGAGCGTTAAGCGTCAGCACCTTTGGTTAAGCGTCAGCACCTTTGGTTAAGCGTCAGCACCTTTGGTTAAGCGTCAGCACCTTTGGTTAAGCGTCAGCACCTTTGGTTAAGCATTACAATAGAAATCA